CCGCCACATTATAAGAAAATGAAAGGATGTATTTATTATGATGTACTTTACTATTGAGCAAGAAATGAACCACCACGATTTAATTGAGTACCTTTTAGGATATGCTAACGATAACTCTAAGACTATTCTCGAAGTATCTCAAGAGTATCAACTTGAAGAGATTATACTTGATGTACTTGATACTAATATCGGTCAAAACGTTGACCCTTACGAGTGTATAGAGGATATAGAGGAGAATATAGATGAGTATGTAAAGACTTTAATTGATAATGTCGATGATAACTATAAATGTGATTTAATGGAAGAATTAGAAGATTTTGAGTAAACAACAACGGCGGTACACAAGTACCGCCTTTTATTTTGCCGTTGTATTCTCAATTAGCATCTACAAATGAGAAAAGCCAGCGTAGTTGATAACTGTTCTCAAATAGAAGTTGCGTTATTTGAGTTATACGAGCGTTTTCGAGTGTTCCCCTTATGATTATACGTTAGAGTGGTACACGAGCATACAAGCGAAAATACACGATTTTATAACATATGTATTTTGTCGCTTTTTTACGTTTGTCTATAGCGGTGTACAGATACATATGTTTTGTCTCTCTATAGTAGACATTACTATGTATAGCTGGTTAACTGAGAAATATTCTCAATACGATAAATCCTGCAAGACCGCACAATTAAATTGTATACAACCATTTGCATATATGAATGGTTATTCATATGTTCAAGCATGCATTTTTGTCATAGATGAATACATGAGCAATTATTCATATGTTTTTCAAATGAACGTATGTTCATATGAGCATATATTCATATAACCGATGTATGAACATATGAACATATATTCAGATGAAAAACTGTTGCGTGAAATTTAATTGCATACAATACAGTTGTACGACCGCCACCAGCAGAAACCATATCGAAAATTTTAGATATCAATCAATAATGATAACATTTGTCAATAACACATTGAAAACATTCGATATACATCGGTGTACACCACAAAAACACAAATTCACGGCTTATGTATGCATGCAAAAGACATCTTTCGTATTCTCATTTAGCGAATACCCCTAAAATTCATTTATTTGCGTTATACGGCGTTTTTGGTCTTTTGCATATAATCATAAGGCGGACTCTTTGGAGACACCTTATAGGCTAAATAAATGAACGTTTTATTGAGAGACATTCTCATTTACGCTGGTTTTTTGCCATAATTTGACAATTTTGTGTTTTTGTGGTATTTATATATATCTATTTTATAGTGGTGTATAAGGATATACCGCCATAGCTTAAAACTATGGCAACCATAGATAAAAACTATTGTACAGAATACTACAGATATGAGACAATAAGACCATCAAAAGAGGTTATATGTTTTAATGAAAGGGTGTAGCCTATGGAATTAGTAGTAATATTAAAAAATGTTTTTGCTATAGTGTTTACTGTGGCTATGGTTTATGGTATGAACCGTATGTATTGTATTTTGGAACAAATGAAAGGATAAAAATTATGTTAGTACAAAATATGTTAAGTAGTAAAGGTAATAAAGTTGCGAATCAATTTATTATTAATATTGGTTTAGATATTACTGCTTTTCAAAGTTATAATACTTTAATTGCCGTATATGATAGTAAAAATGATGTAATGTATCAAGATAGAAAAAAAATATTCTCATACAACATCTAAATACTTAAATAGATTTATTCGAGAATTTCAACCGTTACACGTTGAAGAGGTTGAAAACGAAGAATTATATATGATTATTGAAAGGGGTTAAATAATGAAAAAATTCAACGAACTACCGCAAGAGGTACAATTGGATATTATTAAAGGTAAATTATTAGATATTTACCGTCAAGGCTTGATAAGAGAATTGGCAATAGATATATTGTATAAGCAAAATAACATAGTATATCAATGTCAAAAAGAATTATACGACATTAACGGTAATTTTATAAAAGAGGTGCAATAATGACATTTCAAGAATTATTAGAATTAAAAAACGACTATAAACAATATAATAATGATGATTTTTATTCTCTTAGAGAGTTTATAGAGATATTCGAAGAGTGGGAGCAAGACAATAGAAATTTATTTTATACGCTTGTACAAACTTTAGATATTGATTTTTCAAGGGCAATCGGTATTATAGGAAACTGTGAATATACTATTTATGACTCATTAGAGGATTATATTTATGAGTCTTTAGGTGAAGAGGGTATAGAATTGCCTAATTGGGTATGTATTAATGCATATCATACATGGTTTTACTCGTTACGCTATGAGGATAATCTATATTTTATGGATGATATGCCACAATTCGCAAAAAATAGCGAGGAATACGGCGATAGTAAAAGCCGTGAAAATTGGTTAGAGGGTATTCGCTATTTAGTAAATAATAGTAAAATGATTTTATTGCAAGATTGGCAATAGGTGTTGTTTATACATAAGAAAGGGTAAATATATTGGCTTTAGTTTTATTATCGTTGATTATCGTATTTATTCAACGCACGAAAAATAATCAAACATTATAACATAAGAATTTAACCACGGTTAAACCGTTTGTGTTTAACCGTGGAATATGATGAACTGATCTGTACCGCTTATATTTATATCATACATATGAACAACCATTCATATATACGCTGGCATTCTCAATATGTTTATCTAATTGAGAAAATACAGTTGCGTATTTTAAGCTATAAGGCGTATGTAATCTATTCCTAATGGTAACATATGCAATGAAAACAAAAGACCATACAACGCAAAATACAACGGTTATATACGATTAATGTATACCGTTGTATTTTTATTTGGTTTATACATATGTATTGCTTATGTATATAACGTATGTTATAAACGTATGCATATGTCTATGGTGCGTGCGTGGTTGTGCGTATGTAGTCAACTAGAGTGGGGACTTGGGTTGATGTGTACTACAGAATTTGGAACCCCTATTGATGTACCCAATCAAAATACATTTTATAAAATACAATTGCATAACCACCACCAGCCAAACCCCAACAATAAACATTACTAAAAATCATGAGTATAATGCAGATAGTGCATACATGAGTATTTGCTCATATGTTGCCCAACTGTAAACCGATAGCTGACACATGAACAAATGCTCATATGCACAAACATATATATAGACATTTATCTATACACAGTAAGTCAGTAAATGAGAATACAAGTGATAATGAATGAATGATATTAGGTATTCTATTACATTGATACTATTCGATTGATTGACTAACCCTAGTATAGTGAACATATGAACATATGCACATATGAACCAATGAGACACCCCTAAGTGTATCGAAAATTTTCAATATCCAAAAGGGAGAACCATTCTCAACTGGGGGCGGTATAATCATAACAAACCCAAGAGCATACAAACGAGAATACATAAGAAACAAACTTGTCACACACATACCTGAGTTGCATACCCCATGACATACAATGGTCTACAAACCCTTGTTTTATCTATGGTTTCATACATACAAACACATAACATATGTAGAAAACAATCGCAAAAACTATCGAGAAAACAATCGTTCTTATTGATTGTCTAAGATATGAAACATCATATGGAACAATCGTATTTTCCAATTAGGGTTGTCTATCTAAAATACAATCGTTTAAAATTTTTGTAGAAATTTTTATGGTTGCATACAAGGTAACTTATGTAATTTCTATAAAACGTAAACCCTAGTATGATGATTATGTTTTCTGATGTATGTTTTCCTAGTATAGCGTTATTATAAGTTTGTGACATGGTACTAGGATTGCATCATCCTAGTATTGTGTATCGTATGGACAATCTTTTTCAACATAGTTAATCACCATACTAGTATGGTGATTGCTTATTTTTTAGTCAGACTAACAACAGGCCGCAGCCAAACATTTTTCACCCCAAAATCACGACACTATGATGGCGTTGGCAAAAACTCGTCATAATACTATGGTTGTGTTTTCCAACGTACATTCGTTCGATTTTATCCCATGTGGGTCAAATTGTGTCCAACCCAAGAATTATACTGTCGTAAGCCTAGTGTAGTGACACCAACCTAGTGTGGCGTGAGTTAAAAATCATGTATCGGATTTTACCGATTTAAGACTTATGTGGCATTTTTTACTCATAAAAGCTAAAAAATTTTTTCAAGTCTCAAAACGCAGATGTTTACTGGGCGGAGTGGCATTTTTGAGGGGTAAATTTTAGCTTGTAAAATAAAATATTTATCCAATTTTATGTAAAATGTGTTACAAAAATCAAGTGTTTTACCCTATAAGTAGAGAGAGTTTTCACTTATAGGTTTTAAAGCGATGGCTTTCTTGAAAGAGTTTTAAGAAACAGCTTTTGAAAAAGGGTTTTGCCCCAAACTTAAGAAACCGACTTAAAAGACACTCCGTAAGGAGTATTGCGAAGCAATCTAAACAAGAATACTCTAAAGAATACATAAGTATATACCTATAGGATTGTCTTCGACAATAAACACTAACGTGTTTGCTTTATAGTCAGATATTATGTTTGAGACCCAACCTATGAGCCTACAGAACAACATACAGGTGAGACATACAGATTCAACCCCAAGAAACGCAAACAGGGCATACATAAGAATATATCATAAGATATAAACCTATGTATGCCCTGTTGAGTGCTTTGTGATTAATACTATTAGTACTCTGGGAACTCAGCAATGAATCGCAATCCAATGTAAATAAAGATTGCACAAATTACAAAAGATAACCAAGAGTCACCAAATCTTACAGTACCATCTAAGATATTGCTAATAGTGGATGCACCAAACATGCCAGCGACAATAATATATAAAAACCCTGCTGTTCGTGGCGATGTCAACCATCCGACTACCAAAGCAATCGCAAGACTAACTGCTGTAACCAATAATAGAATTAAAATAGTTGCAATCATGAGTTTCTCCTCCTGTTATAAAGCCATAATGGCATAAACTTTAGTATTAAGTTCCTCGGTTGTGATACCGATGTATCGCATTGTGATTGCTTCCGAGGAATGATTAAAGACTTGCATAAGGTATGCAATTGGTACTCCCTTACGGTATGCGTGGTATCCAAATGTTTTTCTCATGGAGTGAGTACCGATATTATCTAAACCACATTTTACGGATGCAGCTTTGATTTTTCTCCATGCTTGTACGGTCGAGATATGACCGTCACCAGAGCGACTTGGGAACAGCCAATGTTTGCATTGGCTTGCGTATTCACATAACAATGCGTACACTTCTTTGGATAACATGAACCGTTTGAACTTACCTGTTTTTTGTTCATACAATTCCATCTCTGGTTTAACATCATCAACTGTGAGAACAACAAGGTCGCTGATGCGGAGACCAGAGTTAATCCCAAGGGTGAATAACATTTTGTCTCGGTCATTCCCTAGTGCTTGTTTCATTTCTTGGACTTTGGATAAATTTCTGATTGGTTCTGTTGTGTTTGCCATGATTTATTTCCTCCTGTATGTTTCCTGTTTCTACTTATATAATACATGATGAAATATATCGTGTCAACAACTTTTTGAAATATTTTTTTGGAGAATCTAATATTATGAATGAAGTCGCATTAAAACGTAAGAAAGGTTATGAGAACCGCATTGACTTTTTTGGTCTCGGCGACTATGTAACCGATTGGCGAAACGCTGGTAAGTCATACACAGCTATCGCACGACAACTGAATAAAGAGCACAAGGGCGAACTACAGAACATCTTGATTACGCCTAAGATGGTTGGTGATTGGTGTCGGACGAATTTAGTCCAAGAGATGCAACCATCGGAAGAAACTGAAGTTGTTAACACTTATAATCAACAAAAGAATTTACTTGATATGGTCGAAACGCAAATCGAGATGATACAACTCTTTATTGACGACTTGCAATGTCAACAGGCGACTGGTTCTTTGGATGCCGATGTAATTTACAAGCGTATGAAAGACTTAATGTTAGACCAAGAGAAATATATCGCAAGAAAACAATCTATCTTAAAGGATATGCAAACGGTCGCAGAGAAGATTTATACATTCCAAGCTATGAACTCTATTATCGTTGAGATTATGGATATTATTAATAAAGAAGACCCTGTTTTGGCGAATAAAGTGCGTGAACAAATGAAAGATAATAAGATTTTATTGGCAAATTATGCAAAAATCCAACAAAATTGATAATTTTTCTCAAAAAAGTGTTACAAAATTAAAGTGTTTTATACTATATATAGAGAACGAATTTTCTGTAAGGAGGTGTGTTAATGGCTGAAAACATTTTAGACACGCTACTAGGGGCATCTCGAGCGACAACAGAGCCAAGTGATAACACACCAACTGACAAAGATATTGGTGCAACAAACTTGGAACACTTCGCCAAGACATATTTCCCCCATATATTCTCTACTCCATTCTGCGACTTTCATTATTCGATGTTTAGAGATGCAGAAAATATGATACTGCACTTTGATAACTTGCATAACAAATTTGTTCGTGCGGCACCACGAGGTCACGGCAAGAGCCGTATTATCTCGGTCGTATTCCCTATATGGTTAATCGTGTATGGCTATCGTAAAAACATACTGATTATTTCTGATACCTTTGAACAAGCCAAAGAGTTCATTCAAACGATAAAAGACGAACTAGAAGATAATGAACGTTTGAAAAAAGACTTTGGTCTTCTTAAAGGTGATAAGACATGGGCGAGCGATAAAATCGTCACTAAGAACAAAATTCAAGTGTTTGCAAAGTCAAGCGGTCAGTCGTTGCGTGGCTCAAGCCATAACAATATTCGACCAGAAGTTGTTATTTTGGACGACCTTGAGAATGACGAAGCAGTAGAAACAGAAAACCAACGCAAGAAATTGTACGATTGGTTCATGAAAGTATTGATGCCGATTGGTAATCCTCGAACTGTATTTTTGTATGTTGGTTCGGTATTACATTATGAATCATTACTATATAAAGTATTGACCGACTCCAAGTTTAACAACTGGAATCGCTCAATATATAAAGCCGTATACACGTTTTCCGAAAGTCCTTGTTGGACTGTTTGGGAAGAAATCTTTAACGACTTGTCAGACCCAGATGCGGCGAAGAACGCAGCCGATTATTTTGAAGAACATCGAGATGAAATGATGGATGGTGTCAAGATAATGTGGGAGGGTCGTAACTTTGGTTTGTTTGAGCACATGGATTGCTCATACGAAGAGAAGATGAGATTATCTCGTGATAACTGGTATCAAGAACTCATGATTTTGCGTATGCAAGATGATGAAGCATTTAACTCCGAGTATCAGAACAATCCTATGACAGAAGCAAGCCGAGTATTTAAAGAGTCGTGGATTAAGGCTAACTATTATGACGAAACGAATTTACCTAAGATGAAACAGATATATGCATCTGTCGATTTATCAATGGGTAAATCACGAACATCTGATTATTCTGCGATTATATTTGTCGGTCGTGGCGTAGATAATTATTTCTATGTATTGGAAGCCGACATTGAACGCAGGTCACCAGATATTATTATTAATGATATACTGTTGTATCTCGACAAATACAATGGTCGTTTAGACGGTTTCATTGTAGAAGAAAACGTATTCCAAGAGTTCTTCTCAAAGACATTACAACAGACTGCTGTTGATATGGGTCTGTATGTAAACTGGATTTCTGCTCGTAGTACAGCGAGCGACAATAAAGGCACTCGAATACGCTCGCTTGCACCGAAGATAAAACAGGGATACATCAAGTTTAACAAAAACCATCGTGTTCTCGAAAGTCAACTTAAGAACTTTCCAAAAGACCACGATGATGCACCTGACTGTTTGGAACGGTGCATATCTAAATTCTTAGAAAACTCATCGACTATCAATGTTGGTGCGATGGGTACAATTCGTAAGAAACGAATGGACACACTATCATTCATGAAAGGTTGGAAACGATGAACCTACGAGAAAAAATTTACGCATGGATGAGTGCTTTCGTTACACGAGATACTATTGCCAATGTAACACAAACATGGTTTGGTCGTTGGGGTAATAAGAAACGCAAAAACACGGAAACTAAGTTGAGTGTCGATGCGTTACGAAACATGGCAAAAACACCTATCGCTAGAAGTGCTATAAACCAAATCCGAGAGGGCATCCTAGCATTGCCATGGGAGGTTGTTTCTATTGATGATAATGAAAATAAAAAAGCAATTCGCAAAGTAACCGAAATCATCAAACAACCTAATCCTGTGGACGACTACCATGACTTCATTGGTAAACTATTTGAAGATTTAATTGTGTTAGACCTAGCGTTCTTTGAACAAAAGGTCGTCAAAAGGGATAGACCTTTGTATCTGTTCCCTATTGATGCTCAAACAATCGAAGTTGTTACAAATTGGTCTGGAGATTTAAACCAACCAAGATACATGCAGAATGCCAATGGTGTTCAAGAGTGGTATAAATGTGACAAAATCGCAATGTTACAACGCACGAAATTGACCTATGATGAATTTGGTTATTCGCCATTAGAACAAGCCTACGGGCATATCAAGTATCTGTCTGAGGTACAAGAGTATGCAAACGATATTTCCTCTAATGCGATGCCAAAGTATTTGATTAATCTTGGTGCAAACGCATCTCAAGAAGAAATCGAGAAAGTTCGAGTTTACATCGAAAGCGAAATCCAAGGTCAATCCGCTGTTGCGATTGTTGGTACAACACAATTAGATGCAAAACAAGTATCTCCAATTGGTGACGAGTCAGCATCTCTAAATTGGCAAAAGTTATTACTACAAATCATTGCCACATGCTTTAATATTCCACCAGAACGACTTGGGGTTGCCATCTCAAATGACCGTTCGACATCATCTGAAAAAGATAACGAGATGTTGGAATACACAATTAAGCCATGGGCGAAGATATTTGAACGTGCCATCAATAAGTATGTCGTAGATAGACTTGGATATGGTGGCAAAATTGAGTTCCGTTTTGTGTTTACACCAACCAAGGCTCAACAAGCCGATGCCGTTGAACGAGTTAGAAAACTTGTTGATGGTAATATTATCACACTCAACGAAGCTCGTCAAGAACTAAATGGTGTTCTTGGTATTGAACTCCCTGATATTCAAAAGGGCAATCAATTGCTCGATGAATATAAATCATCTCTAATTGAACAACGAGTGACATCCACCCCACAAGATGTTCCTTTAGAGAAATCTACGGAGAAAGGAGAGACAGATAGTGAATAAGCAAAAGGTATCCTTGCAAGCTAATGCAATTAGTGTAACTTTAGATAATTTACACCCAAATGCAATGCGTTTTACAGGAACTTGTATGTTTTTGAACACACCGTCTGATTACACGCCTAATGGTGTTGACAGACCAGTAGTATTATCTTCGGATGAAGCTGAAAAATGTGCATCTACGATGAACCTTATGGGTATTAATTGCGATTATGACCCATGGTTATTCCCAGATGAGCTTATGACTACTCACAATCGAAGAAATAAAATTGGTGTTGTCGAAAAGTGTTGGGTCGATGGTGATGAGCTAAAGTTTACAGGCATCATGTATAAAAATGATTTCCCAGATATTGCAGACTTCATTAAAAAGACCGTTGACTCCCTTGGGTTCTCCGTGGAAGCCATGTTTAATCTTCGAGAACACGAAGATTATATTGAAATGGCAGATGTCGAATTTACTGGTGTTGCAATGTTGTTTAAAAACGCAGCCGCATACCAAAACACTTATATTGCTGAAATTGCTGCAAAAGCAGCGAAAGGAAAACAAATGGAAAAACAAGAAATTCAAAACCTTATTGAAGAAACAATCAAGGCTCAATTAGAAGCTAATGCAAAAGCTGAACAAGCAAAAGTTGAAGCTCAAGAATTGGCAACTGCAAAAGCAGAGGTTGAACGTTTGACTGCTGAATGTTCTGCTAAAGATGCGAAAATCGCTGAATTAGAAAAAGCTGTTGCTGACAAAGATGCAGAAATCGAAGCATCCGCAAAAGAAACACCTATTGTTTCTGATGTTAAAAATCTTGAAACAAAAGCAAAACTTGAAGCTGGTAAGAAAGAAAAATTCACAGACTTCGCAGATATGGTTAACTCTGTATTATAATACAGATATTATTTAAGTACTATTTATTACAGGAGACTACATAATGGCAGTAACTAAAACAGGTTTTATTTCTGCGGCAGCCGTTGCAGACTACAATCAATCTCACTACATCGAACTTCCTAAGTTCCAAAAAGACATGCTTGACTTGTTAAACCGTCAAGTGACAATTCGTGACCGTATCAAATCCGTAATGGCGACAGGTCACCCATCTCGCTACTGGGAACAAACTAAGATTGCACACAACGCAAAATTCGTAGATGCACGTACAGGTGACTCTGGTAAATACGGTGTTACAGGTACTTACGATGAAGACTACGGTCGTAAAGAACGTGCGTTGTTCATTAAAGCAATCACTTCTGGTATTAAATACTCCTTGTTCGACCAAGATATTGTTGCTCAACAAGGCGATGAACTTGCTAAACAAATGTTAAACAAAGACATGGCAGACATGCTTGTTGACTTATATCAAACATCCAACAAAGGTATTTGGACAGGCAATGCAACTTCTACTGAAGACTCTACTGCAACTGAATACTGTGGTTTGGCAACACAAATTACAGACTCTGTAACTGTGGCTAACCCTTACAGCTTTGCAACTGCAAGTGGTGATTTTGTTACTGATACTATTCGCACTAAAATGGCAACAAACTTGGCATCTACAAAATTCATTGGCATGCCTACAGCTATCTATGCAAACCCATTGACTATTGACTATTTAAGCCGTGCGGAACTTCGCCGTCCAAACTTTAGTGTAGACCAATCTGCTGATAAAGTTGACTTGGGTAATGGTTTCATTGTAAACACAATCCGTACTCAAGCTGGTTATTTACCTCTTATCCCAGATAACTACATTCCATTTGACCCATCCAATAAAAAACACACATTGTATGTTGTAAACGAAAACTTAATCGAACGTCATTGGGTTGGCGATTCTGAAGCTCGTGTGTTCAAAATGGGTGATACTAAAGACTTGTTAGATGAGTATGTAGCAGTATTGTTCGATGCAGTTGTTGCTAAAGGTGCAGGTGCTGGTGCTCACTTCAAAGTTGAATTTACTGAAACGTAATACGTTATAATTCAAACGATTAATCACAGGAGTGTCTTTTGACACCCCAATGTTTTAACCGAATGGAGATACATATGTTAGTAACATTAAAAGATAGTGATGCAAAACGTATTTATTTATGTGGTCGCATCATTGAATCCGACAACGGTCGCTTTGAGGTATCCGAGGAAGAATACGCTTTAAATGAAGCTGTATTAGAACCTGTAGATAAAAAATCTGGCAAAGTTGTTAAACCATTGGACACTAAACAGTCCAAAAACAAAGAAGAAACGGAAGCTGAATAACAGGAGAGTCAATATGTCGATGTACTTAGAGCCAAATGAGATTGATGAATACGCAACGATTATTCCCTTTGATGAGACTCATGTTCGCTTCGCATCGACAATGATTGATGCCTATGTTGGAACGAACGATGGTAAATCAAAGTTCTCACAAAACAGGGTAATCGAAGTTGTTCATCCAAACCGCAAGGGTATTCTGATACTTAAGAATGACCCTGTATTAGAGATTGAGTCTATCCAAGGGATTCATACACGAGATGTAAATGAAGTTGGTGTTGAAATAGAACCTTATCTGTACGATTTTGACGGCAGTAAATATGTTTATCTATTGAATAACACCGACAGAATGTCATATTCAAAAATCTTCTTGCGTGGTGCAAGATATTACAAAGTCACATACAAATATGGGTATGATGGAATACCAGAAGAAGTAAAAACTGCATGTGCTATGCTTGCCATGAATATATCTCAAGTATCAACCTTTACTGCTTTAGACTCAATGACTACACTTGATGCTAGATTTTCCCTTGCTGACCCTAATTTGTTTACGAATGAGATTAAGTCTCTATTGTCTCGCTACAGATTCTAAACGGAGGTATATATGAAAGAAAAATATACGCCTAAGTTTGATTGTACTCGGATGTTTGCATCATGGAGAGAGACTATAAAATGTGATGGCAAGAAACCTGAGTTTGTGCTATTTACACGAATTGGTCGTGGTACTAAAAGGTTTCTTGTGAATAATGTCAGATGGGGAAATCTAATGTCTGACTCTGCACTTGAGTGTGGAGACATCTGCGAACGCAAGAATGGCGATACGTTGTTCTTGGTCGCAAAAACAAACTCATTTAATGGAGACAAGGGTGAGTTTTACACAACTAATACCACAGTAAATATCTATAGTGTTTCCAACGAGCTAGACGAATATGGCAACACGGCAGGCACCACCGCTACACCTAAGGTAAAAGACCTAAAGTGTGTATACGAAGATGTTTCTGCCAAAATGCATATATTCGACTATGGATTGCTACCGACTACAACCAAGCGTTTTATTTTACCCCAAGATACCCAAATAGCACTACTTGATAGAATCGAAATCAATGGACAGTTCTTACAAATTGATGTAATCAACAAGTTCGATTTTGCTCCATTCTTGTATGTGCAATGCTCACCAGATGAGCGTGGTTAACCATGGAAACAATCCAAGATGTTGTCTCTAAGGTTGTCGAAGACCATTTATTCGCTTTAACTGAACGCATTGAACAACAATGGAGTGCGAATGACCAAGGCGAATATACTGCTCACGATATAACACTTAGAAGATATACACCAAGCAAAAACATGGTTAGACTTGGTTTAGATTTTGAGGGTCTTGGTGCTTTTATCCTTGAGTATGGCTCAGGCTCACTTATGGTGACAAACACGAGTGCAGAAATTGGAGACTTAGGCAACCCAGATGTCTCAGATTATATGAACTCCTCATGGTTCAATGATGCTAGGAGTGCTAATGGAAATGCAATTACAGGTCGTGCCAAAGGAGATATTATTCATTCCCCAAAACAAGGTGGCGAAGATACAAAATCTAGTGGTAAATTATATGGTAAAAACCTTGAGAAACCGTTACCACGGAAAAACCGCAAGGCAAAACCATTGCCACCACTAGAGCCAATGCAGCCACTACATATCGTGGAGGAAGAGGTCTTCTACTGGTGTATTGAACTTGAAGATGCAATCAATGAAGCAGTCGAAGAGTGGTTAATGAACTCAATCGAGGGATGTTTAAAAGGGGCAAACGCATGAAGTATACGGTACAACTGTTGGACGAAATTTGGGATATATTCCGTAAGGATGAAACCTTGGCTATGCTACTAAAGGTAAAAGACCCAACGAGTCTTGCTGAATGGAACACTAAAATGAGACGAGGACTAGCAGGTGCTGAACTCGTTGATGAAAAGCAAGATATTTACTTTGTTATGTCATTCATACCGTCCGTAGGTGGAACAAAGAATTGGATGGTAAATAAGAATATGCTTGAGTTTCGACTTATTGGTCGAAGCAACAATCGTAAACTAATGAATGACTTATATATCCACCTGAACAAATTGTTAAAAAAACATTACGAAGATATGTCTGTATATGCCGAGGGTTCATTCTCAACAGGCACAACAGGTCTTATTGGTTATATGTTTAGAGTTCGACCATTTACTTGGTCTTAATTACAGGAGAATACTTAATGGCACAACAAACTGGTAAAAACTTTGTTTTGAACGGTGTAGGTGAAGCATGGGCGAAACGTGTCGTAAACGGCAAGACTGAAGCCTATAAACTTGGTACACTTCAAACAATGAAACTATCTTTCAGCTCATCTGATGAAAAGGTATACGGCTCTGATGCCCTACCACCAATCTATATCTTGAATAAAGAGTCGTCTGTATCTGCTTCCTTTACTGAAGCACGTTTCAACCTTGATTACCTTGGTGTAACTGCTGGTGCTGAAATCGATAACAAAGGTACTTTGATTTTTTCTGTTGAACCTACATTGATTGCAAGCGGTACATCCTTTACTGTACCAAACGTATCCAATGTAATCCCAGAAGATACAATCGTTGTACTTGCGAACGATGTACAAATGGAAGACGAACGTGAAACTTTGGTTTATGTAAAAGCATCTCCATCCACAGGTCAATTTACGATTGATGCAAACGGTGCTATTACATTGGGTGCATCTGTAACAAACAAATACATCGAAGTATCTGGTTTGCGTACTGATACAACATCTCGCCGTGCAACAATGAAAGCAACATCTGTTCCTCAATTCGTGGAAATCCGCCACGTTTCTAACCCAGTTGATATGGGCGATGGCAAAAAAGTTGTTCTTCATACTCACATCTTCCGTGCTCGTGCTACAGGCAAGATGGATATAGACCACGAACGCCAAAAGGCTTCTGCTCCTCAATTGGAGTTTGAAGTTATGTACGACACTACTCGTACTGATGGCAAAATCTTGGAAATCACTCAAGAAATTCAATAAAAACTTATGGGGGCATCTTTATGATGCCCCTTATTTTTTATATATGGAGATTTAACATATGGCAGACACATTAATTCCTAAGAGTAAATACGTTCAACTTGGCGACAAAGAATATCAAATTTATCCAATGAAACTTGGCGATTACGCAAGAGTAGAGCGGTTATTGTCTAAGATTAATGACCAGTATTTATATTTGAATTTACCAACACCAATTACTAAGGAAGATGGTTCATTTGAGCTAGATAAGAATGGTAAAGTGAAATATGACTATGTGGCATTTAATGCCATGTGTGAACTATTTGAACTTGCCTTGCACATTCCAAGAAAAGAAGTAATGGATGTTGTTGATTTAGACAGCGGTATTGAAATCTTAGATGAATACATGTGTATCTCAGGTTTAAAAAAAAAGATAATGATGGGTCTACAGGGGATGGCGGACTCGACAATGTAATTGCATCCCTTGTTCAGCATACGAGCGAAACAAAAGCAAGTCTAATGGAATATACCTTGCCAGAACTTGAGGGTTTATCTACTGCATTAAACGAAAATAATAAACTAGATGATTCCTCGGAAGACTCTTTTGTTGACTCCAATTCGGTAACAGGAGCAGATGCCATTCGAGGTCTTTTAAGTTCTGGGTATGCAGAGTAGAATGGAGTAAATAAATGGCGAATAAAAAATTCGGATATGATATAAAAGTCAATTATGGCAATATTCATGACGATACTCAAAAGGTAATCAGAGGTCTTCAAGAATTAGATAAAGCTATCGGACGACTCAAGAATGTAAAGGATATTTCCATTAATGTTAAAGCTGGTGGAGACCAATTTAAGAAGTTAACTGAGTATGCGGCACAACTTGACCGTAGCCTTAAAACAGCATCTGCAAGCGGTGCAACCCTTAGTAACTCACTCGGTCAAGTAACTTCTAGGTTTGCAAGCGTTCGTGATATGACAAAGAACGTCTCCAAGGAAGTAACCGATGCTTCAAGAAACATTGAAAAACTAGGACAATCATTACAACGGTCTTCAATGACGGCTAAAGAACAATCGTTCTCTGGACAGATTGCAAACCTGAAACGACAAGCCGAGGAGAACTACAGACAAAACTTTGCTACAAATCCAATGGCTTATGCACAAAATGCACGAGCGTTAAATGCAGAGCTTCAAAAGTTGTACCAAGCACAAAAGGTTGTTAACTTGGCAACAAGAGAGAATATCGGTCTTTTAAAACAATGGGGCATTGATACTGAAAACGTAGGTCATAGACTTGGCTATTTAGCAACACGCATGGTCGCATCTTTTGCCTTAGATAAAACTATTCAAAGTTTTACTCAAATGGCACATGTTGAAAAAGATATGGCTGGTTTCGCCCAAGTAATGAAACATGGAACAGGTCAAACAAATGCTTTTGCACGAAGTTTAATGGAAGTTGACCCATCACATATGGTGAATGGTCTACAATTATCTGGACAAGAAGCTGAACACTTTAAGCATGAACTTGAGGAGATGCAAAGCAAACTACAAGGACTTGCCGTTAAGTATGGTACAACTAGTCATGAAATGATTGAGTCTGCAAAACTTTGGGGTCGTGCCTATAAGGATAATAACACAGTTCTTGCGTTGACAGATGCAGCTACCAAACTTGCGGTTGCCGATGCGTTCGATATTGTGTCTGCAAACAAAGCGTTGGAATCGTCTATTATGCAATGGGGTTTCCAAATTCATAATGCAAACGATGCTATGAGTGTCTCAAACCGTATTATTGACTCATGGACTGCATTAGCTCATAACTATACGGTTTCTGCACAAACTTTATCTGAAGCAAACAAACGTATGGCACAATCTGCCGCCGAAGTTGGTGTGTCATTCCATTCAGCACAAGCACTTGTTGCCGTTATGGCAAGAAAGACACAAGCAGATGGCGGCGAAATAGGTAATGCCTTAAAGTCTATCTTTGGTTCTATCCACTCAAAGAAAGCCATTTCTGCGTTACAAGACTTTGGAATTGAAGTTTATAAGGTCGGAGAGAATGGTGAAAAATCATTCCGTAAAGTTGACGATGTATTGCTTGACCTTATGATTAAGGCTCAAGGGTCAAAAGAGTCCATGGAGGGTCTTTTAAAAGCAATCTCAGGTGGTAAATGGCAATGGAATAAGGCTGATGCCATGTTGGACTTGAACGAATACCTTGAAGCATTAAAACAATCGTCTTCTTCTATGGGTTTTACAAACGCTCAAGTTGGTATGCAATTAGATACTATTGAGACAAAACTTAAACAAATTTCTGCTCAATGGGAGAAAATGACATCAAGCAGTCATACTCTTGGTTCTGCAATTAAAGCCACATTAGATGTCACATTGGGTTTATTAAAATGGCTTGATTCTATTCCATCTTCTATGTATGTTATAGCTGGTGCAACTCTTGCCGCATTAATTGCTCAACGCAGATGGGGTTCTGTCAGTCAATTAGTAATTAAGAATGTTTCAAGATTATGGACTGAAGCTACAACTCATGTAAATGGATATATTGTTGCCGCACAAGAAGCATCTGTTGCAACAAGTGGCGTTGGTCGAGCTATGGCAACAACAAGCGGTGCAATCAAAGGTGTTGGGTCTGGTTTAAAAGCACTTGCTGGTGGATGGCTTGGTATCATCATGATTGTAGCCATGGTTGTTGAGACATTATCTGACCTTTATACTGCATCACAAGATACAACTAAGTCTCTATATGAAGACTATTCAGCACACCAAAAACTAGCACAGCAATACGAAGAGACTGCCGCACGAATGGAAGAAGCTAGAGGGGTAGCGGAACAATATATTACGATTCATTCTCGATTACAAGAAAAAATAAAAGACACAGCAACATCTGAACAGGAACGAATCACTCTACAAAATCAAGTCCAAGAATCAGAACAAGGACTTATCGCTATCTTGGGTGAAGAAGAGACTGCTTATGTGCTTGCCGCAGATAGTGCAGAGGAACAAAGCCAAAGAGCACAAGATGCGATTACACGCAAGAAACAAGAACTTCAAAAGTCTGCTGAAGACGAACGTGCAGCAATCGCTGAAACTGCGAATCAATTAAGAGCGGCAACTAATGCTAATATCGACTCTCTTAAAAGCGAGGAAACTAGCTGGATTAGACGAATGGCGATACTAAAAGAGTATATCGGCTGGGTTGGTCTTGCTCAAATGGCTTATGCTAAGCTGTTACAAATCATTGGTGAGTGGAAAGAAAAACGTGCAAACGCACGGATTGAAGACCTCAAGAAACAACTTGAAGAAGATAAAGCCGAAGCCGAAGCAAGAAGAGCAGAGGGAGACCTACAAGGTGCACAAGCGTTTGAAAACCGCATGGCTGAAACAGAACACCAAATGAATATCTCTCAAGAGTCTTTATCAATGGCTAAACAATGGCAAGATGAAGCTAAAGACAGTATTGCCAAACTTAATGCACGAGCAATCGCAAACATTAAAGTTGAACAAGCGGAAAAACTTAATGAATTAAATATGACTGCAAACTCAGGTCATTCTGGTGGCGGTGCTATTGGCGGTGGCAATACAGGTGATTATGCTCGTAGCGAACTGCCAGATGGAGCAGGTGACGAATCTAAGGGTAAAAAAGGCAAGTCCTCAAGTAAAAAACAAAAGAACCCTTTGGCAGAAACAAGGGTTGGTGCAGCTATTGACTTCTTGGTTAAACAAGGATTCTCTGTAAATCAAGCATATGGCATCGTAGGTAATCTACAAGTAGAGTCATTTGACGATATTCGACCATGGGCGGAAGACGGTACAGGTGCGTACGGTATTGCTCAATGGCAAGGTGACCGATTAGAAGATTTAAAGCAATTCGCAAGAGATAATCAATCGGACTATACTGCATTTGAAACACAACTTGCGTTCCTTGTGTATGAATTACAGCACAAAGAAAAAGGAAATTGGCAAAAGGTTCTTAGTGAGTCTGTCAATGGTACACCAGAAGAATATGCATCATATTTTGATAAATATGTTGAACGCTCTTCTCAAGAGCATAACTGGGTACGGCAACAAAAGGCTCGTGCACTCGCAAACAATGGTTATGGCGATGAAGATAAAACTGCTGACAACCGTGCAGGCAAACTCATAGAAAAACAAAAGAAGATTGAAAATATTGCTTTAAAACTTGCCAAAGAACAGCTTGAGATGGAAAACGCAATGAAGCCGAAAGAGCAAGCCGATTTTGCAAAAGAGACGGCATCATTGACTGAAAAAATCAAGAGCATGCAAAAAGAGATTGATGAGTTATTGAAACTCAATCCGCAAGCGAATGTCAAGAGTCTTCAAGAAACCATGAAGAAATACGAAGCTACTATGACACATCGTCTTCAAGATAAATACCGTGATAAAGACTATGACGAAGCCGTTCAAATGATGAAAGACCGTCATGAAAACGAAGATTTAGACCGTGAAATTGCTGGTACATCTGAAAACTTCTGGGTGTCTGACCTTAGAAGTGTAAACCGTTTGGTTGAAGAGTATGCCATCAAGGTCAAAAAATATCAAGATATGGTTGCAGCCTTTAAGCGTGGTGACTCTGAATATACTGAAGCTGACATCCGTAAGGCAGGCATTGAGCTTAAAAAACTTGAGTCACAAATTAAGAAAACAGGTAATGCACTCAATAAAAACATCAAGCAACAAACACACGATGTATTCCACGGATTAATCTTTGAGGGTAAAAAGTTTAAAGATGTGTGGAAAGACTTGTGGAAACAACTTGCCGAAGATGCCTTAAAAATGATATTTAAAATCCAAGACGGTAATGGTGGTTTATTCCAAAATCTGTTGAGACGGTTTGACAAGAACTATCAAAAGGGTATTAATCCATCGCTAGATGGTAAAGATGGTAAAAACATTGGTGGTATTGACGAAAGTCTAAACCATCAAATGTTGACTGCTCAATCTACACGAAACCTTGATAAAAACTTTGAAACATTCATGGCTAATACACAAAACGGTACTGCTTGGCAACAAGCGACATTTACCGATGCGGTAATCTATGGTAATGTCCAAGGCGATGCATCCAAGGTAGACTTGCCAGAGAACACCACAGATAAAGACGGTAAAACCGATGTATCTCAATATATCAATGCTGGCATGAAGATTGCTGGTGGTGGCAATAACAAATGGATGGGTACACTTAGTACTGTCATGGGTTTTGCTAAACAGTTTGGCTTGTTAAAATTCGCTGGTGGCGGTTCTGTTGATAAAGACCAATTAGTTCGTGTTGGCGAGGGTGATAAAAAAGAATGGATTATTCCTACCTCAGATAAAGCACGAGGTCGTCAATTACTTAATCAAGCGGCAAAAGACCTTGGGGTCGGTGTCACAAGTGGTATTGAACCGAAGTGGCAACATGAGGAAACAAAACATGGTGCGATGTCGGATGCAACCAAGAGACAAGACCGCTTGATGAACCAAATGGTTGCCAATACAAATGCTATGACTAAGGGCATGAACTATATGGCAAACGGTGGTTCTGGTACTAAAGAGTCTATTGCTCAACCTGTGTTTGTCAAACAAACGATTTCAGACCAAGACTTCTTGGCTAAATACCAAAAACTCATTGCATTGGGGAAATTAAAACAATCATAAAATCGTGTTACAAAAGTCGAATGTTTGATACTATAGATAGAGGGGTATTTACCCCTCTATTGTTTTTACTTTGGAGGTCATATGGAAGACATTACGAAATACCTTGGGTTGAAATATGGCTTTGACAAAACCAAGGGTCAATACCATTGTGCAGATATATGCAGAATGTGGTATAAAGACCATGGATATACACATTGTTTTGATGATGGAAAGAAAGACCCTGTGTCGTGTGAAGATTTCCACAAGAACCATCAAATGCGACTCTTACGATACTTGTTGAAACATTTTGATAAGGTCAGAGATGCTGACAATCTTCAGCATGGAGATGTTGTCGTATTCAATGTTGATGGTGATTTACATACAGGAATTTATTTACAAAATGGACAAATACTGGCGATGCAAGTTCCATGTATCACCGATAAGTCGTTATCTGCTGTTTTTAAACGCAGTTATTGGCAACCATTGTTCTATTGTGGTTTCCGTCAAGAAAGGAATAACTAATGGCTAATTTACCTAAGTTTCCTTTACCGTATATATTTGAGGTTGAAAAAGGTCTCAAGTTCGCAACACAAGAAGTTGTATTCGCAAGTGGTAAAAAACAAGTGAGACAAAATGCGGTCACACCTGTGAGAACTTGGAATATCTCGTTACGAGGAACAACTGAGCAACAAAAGATATTTGAAGACTTTTGCGAAACCGTTGGTGGCAACACAAGACATTTTGTGTTTACCGATGAGTTTGGTAAAGAACAAATCTGCCGTTTTGCAACCAACGAGTTCAATCTAAAAGTGCTACGAGACTTTACAATCGAGAATGGCACACACGGTAATGCCGTTGGTTTTACGGCAAGCGTACAAATTGAAAAAGTAATCTAACAGGAGGATGTATGATTAATCTACCTGTTGCGTTTCGTGATGCTTTGGAAAGCGGTTCGGTGTTTGACATCGAATTATACGAAGTGCATATCCCAAACATGACATTATACTTATGCTCATGTGACATAAATATACAATTCAACGGTCATACATACTTGGCGTTACCGATACGCCGAGGTGAAATTAATAAAACCGTTGACAGTTCTATTGACTCATGCGATTTAGAAATCTCTAATGCTACTGATAAATTTACTCAACTGTTGTTCAAAGGCATACCATTCACAGGTAGTCGCATCTATATCTACAGGATTTTATATCCTGAGTCTCTTGCGAATAATCGATTGGTTAAACCTGTTTTTATGGGTCGAGTTGACTCACCAGAGCTATCTAACGATGGCATATTCAAGGTAACAGTCACAAGCGATGTTCCGAATGTGCGTGGCGGTCGTAGAACACAATACTCTTGTACATCGGTATTCGGCGATGCATCATGTAAAGCCGTTGTAAAGACAATGACTCCAACGATTACAAACATTCAGCAAACCAATAACGGATATGAAGTCACGTTAAATGCTGTGGTATCAGAACAAGATTATACCAATGGGATATTAATCGTTGAGGGCGAAGCAAGAAAAATCGTTGGTTTTATTACGGATAAGACCATCAAATTAGAATATCCGTTATTACAGGCGACAAACTTTTTATTAAACAAACAATGTACGATACAAGCAGGTTGTGACAAAACACCATCTGACTGCAAAAGACATAATAACCAAAAACGATATGCAGGGTTCTTGTCCGTACCGTTTGAATTTACTGTAAGAACTTAGAAAGCAGGTGACATATGGGTAAAAGCGGAGGTAAAGGCGGTAAAGGTCGTGTCGGTAAATTCCTTGGGATTGCTGTCGGTATTGCCTTTGGTTTTGGTGCTGGCTCATGGGCGTTCCTAGGGACGATGAAAGCATTTACCGCAGCCATGTACGGTCTCTCTCTTGGTTCTGCTATTGGTGGTCTATTTGACAAACAAAAGAACAACACACCAGAGTCTACGTTTGACTCTAAAAATAACCAAGTAACATCTGAGGGTACAATCCCAATTATTTACGGTCAATCTAAGGCTGGTGGTTTACAAACATATCACCACATGGATGTTGACGGTCGTAAATTACTAAAGCATGTAATTGTTGGTGAGGGTGAAATTGATGGATTCTTCGGTGCAACTGCCAACGGATATTTACTACCGATTAAAAACGGTAACTCTGTATCGAAGAAAGTCAATATATTCGGCATCCGAAACAATAAATGGCAAGATGCAACCGCTCAAATCACAGGCGGTTCTGCACCGTCTAAAGGCTTTAGAGGTCTAGTACAATTACCATCTACATCACAACAATCCATTTATCAAGACGATATTGACTATAAAGACTTTAATAAATACCCTAAGTTGGTACTCAAAGCAAACGGCAAAGAAACATACATTTTCTTAACCGAAGACAACACCAAGATTGACGATAAGTATTCTCTTGCGTGTAATACGTTTGGTAAAGTCTATCAGATTATCTTGGGTGATACATATTTATCCGACCTACAAAAAGACGGATGGGAACTTGTAGACCCTGTAATTTGTCAAGATTCACCGAACAAGATACAAACAACAGATGTTCTACCTTGTTATAAAAAAGACGTATTCTTCACGACAAACGGTGAGCAAGATGCCAAAGAAAGTACTGTTGTATTATACGATGGGAAACACGATGCGGAAGCTCCATCGACTTACAAAACAACAGGCGGTTATCCAAATATTGCTTACATGGTTGCAGACTTGCGTTATACTGATAAAATGGGTGCAGGCAATCCAACGATTACTGCTATTGTGCGTGGTCGCAAGGTGTATGATTGGCGTACAGGCAAAACTGAGTATTCTAAAAACCCAGCGGTGTGCTTGTATGATTACTTAACAAATGATGTCTATGGTGCTGGCAAATATATTACACCAGAGGTTCTTGATATGGAATCGTTCACGGATGTTGCAAATTATTGTGACGAAGTAATTACATATAACGACCCATACGGTGTAACGAAATCAGAAAAACGATATGAGCTTGACATTATTCTTAATGAGACAAAATCTCATTTAGAAAACATGCAGTCAATCTTAAATTCATTCCTTGGTTTTGTTGTGTTCTCAAACAATAAAATTAAACTACGGTGTGAGCGATTGGAAACACCTGTGTATGCATTTAATGATGATAATATCGTTGAAAACTCATTATCTTACAAAGGTGCATCCATCGAACAAAGTCCAAACAAGTTTAATTTAACTTATGTGGAACCTGCCTTGGATTATACTGCGGTTAAATTAATCGTTGAAGATGCAACAAACCAATTGCCACCACCGATTGGTATTGGTCGCCCTGTAGAACAAGACATTGAGTTCAAAGGTGTCCGCAGACAAACCCAATGTCTACGACTTGGGAAAATCGCACGAGACATTATTCGCTTGTGTCCAATTACGGTAACATTTAAGACAGGTCTTATGGCATCTCACCTTGAAGCTGGAGATGTTGTAACAGTCACAAAAACATACATTGATGAAAATGGCGAAAAACAAACTTTGTTTGAAAATCAACAAGTACGTATCGTTGAGATGAAAGAAGAAGATGGTACGTTTGAGATTTCTGCTAAACAATACAATCCATCAATTTATGACGATGCCTTTGGTGCATCTCTTAAAGTATTCGCTCCTACAGGCGATAATTCCAAGGAGATTAATTTAACACCTGAAACTGTAAAACCTGTAGAGAATGTATCTGTTGAACAAATCTATAGACAAAAAGTCAATGGTGTTCCAACATATGATGCTATGCTTGTGTTTACAGAACCAAACGACATCAATTATGGATATTCACAAGTCTCGGTTCAGGTTGAACGTGATGGCGTACTTGGTGATTGGAAAGTCTACGGTATTAGTCATGGTATCATGCCTGTGATTGGTCTTAAGAAAAATGATAAGGTTCACTTCAGGATTATACCATATGATTCTAAAGAGTTGCCACATGAAGAGTCAATGGTAACATACACTCATACGATTGTTCCTAAGGTTGGTAACCCATCTGCACCAGAGAATGTTGTGATTCGTTTCACTAAGGAAAATGCAACTATAGCGTGGAAACGTGTGACAACCGCAGATATAGACCGATATGAAGTGCGTTCGTCTGATTCTTTGTCTACAGATAATCTGTTGCTAATGACATCGGAAATCAGCGGAGAAATTGACTTAAGCCGAATTGGTCGGAATGGTACTGTTTGGGTCTATGCAGTTAACTCAGAGGAAGTCTATAGTGCTCCTACTAAATATGGGTATAATCTACCTAACCCAACCGCTCCATCTGTAACGATTAAATCATTCTTGCAATCCTTTAGAGTAAACTACAATGCGATTCCAAAAGGTTGCGAAGCCGTTGTTCGTATTGACGGTACAGACTACAGAACTAAAGAACCTCTGTTTGTATACAATAGCGATGGTGGTTTATATAACGTGTCTGTTGCTTTTGAAGATTACTTTGGACTTGGAGAATTTTCTCCTGAACAAACAATTCAAGTAAAAGCAACTATTGATGCAGAGATGCTCGATAGAGAAGCTCTTGGCTTAACTGCGATTGAAGATTTTGTTTCTAACATCAGCGATAAAGTGGATGGCATTAAAAATGATGTAACCGCAAATACAACCAAGATTTCAAACACAGAAAATACTTTACGGTCTGAAATCACACAGTCTAAAAATGGGATTTTAACTCAAGTTAACGCTATTGATGGTCGTGTGACACAAATGGTTCAGACTGTGGATGGCATCTCCTCAAGTGTACAAAAGAAGATTGACGATGCTAAGAGTGAGATGTCTTCTCAGTTGACACAAACTGCTAGTGCTATTCAACTAAAAGTTGAAGAAAACTTGACAGGCGACAAGCTGGTGTCGAAAATTAATTTATCTTCCGTAGGCACATTGATTGATGGTCGATTGTTGCATGTTACAGGCAAAGCCAAGTTTGACGACAATATTATCACCGATAAGATGTTACAAGCTAATGCAGTAACCGCTGACAAAATCAAAGCTGACTCCCTTAGTGCCATTAGTGCAAACCTAGGAAATGTCCATAGTGGTACAATCGTAAGTTCTACAATCAAGAATGACAATGGAACATTCTCTGTAGACCCAAATGGTAATATCCGTGGTGCGAATATCACAGGCTCAACTATTAGTGCGGACTCGATTATAAACGCTGGATTTAAAGTTAAGAATATTGACTATGCGATTCTTACTGTAGCTCACGGTCAAGATGTTCCACCGATTGGCAACTATGGCGTTAGTGAGTGTACTTTTGTACCGATTGGGTATAACTTTACGGAAAAACATATTCGTGATGAATCAACATCTAGCGGAAGAAGAGAATGGGATAGGCAATCGGATAGAATGGTAAAAGGGTGTACCGTTTATCTCCAAGGTAATCAACCAAATAACAATGATAATGGTTTTATTGTTGGCTTACAAGGTAGAAAAGCTGTATGCCAAAGTAAATACGCTGTAAAGTATACTAGCGGTGGCAATGGCGGTAATGACTGGACTAATAAGTTCCTTGCTTTTGGAGTCCTATACGTCCTTGTTATTGGCAAGAAAGGGTAACAACATATGTTTTATATATTCGACAACAATACAGGTTTATGCGTGTGTTCTTCACCCATTGAAGTACACATCGATGGAACAACCGCTATTGAAACCGAACAGTTCTACAACACATGGGAAATTCAGTTGGTAAACGGCGAGATTAAACCATATGTGATTGAAACACCTGAGATTAATCCTGTAGAACCATCAGACAACACAGGTGGTTCTTCTCAGGCATTAATCTTCAGGATTAAGCATGGGGATGCCGTTTATACGGAAGAATACCCAAGTTCTAAATATAGAGCAACAATCGTATCATTTCAAATGGCAGACGACAGATTTAATTCTCCAAATGTTGGTGCGATTGTTAAAGCTCCAGAGTTCCCATTGTATCGTGGCTCTGATTATCTTGTTGGTATCAACTCAGATGGTATTGCTTATTGTAAAAACAATAGCACGTCATTTGAGCATACAATCTCTGGGTGGATAACGGTTGTATTAAATCTAATAAAGGCAGGTGATTAATATCAACTATGTGATTGATGTACCTGAGACATTACATACTGGTGCTGATTGGGAACGTCTGTATATCATCAACAGTCAAAACCCTGATTTTACACTAGATGATGCATCTGCGGTATGCAAAATCAGAGACATGAAAAATAATGTCTTGTGTACTGCAATGTGTTCGATTAGTGGCAATCAAGTCTTGGTACAAATTGGATATGACGTAACTCTTGGTATTGATGAACGAATACGCAAGGGTAAATATGATGTGTTTCTTCTTAAAGATAATAAGTCCTATAAAGTTTGTATGGGTGACATCGAGATTATCCATGACATTTCTATGCATTAATTTTTTACAGGAGATAAACTATGGCAGACGATACTATTACAAAAATTTCTTTGGTTGACCCTATACAAGTGAATGTAGCCATCCCAAACTTTGAGGGTAAGCCTGGTCGTGATGGCACCGATGGTCGTGATGGTGACGATGCATATCGTGTTGCCGTCCGCAATGGTTTTGTTGGTACGGAACAAGAGTGGCTTGCCAGTTTACAAGGCGGTGGCACAGCCAAAGCAGAACAAGCACGACAAAAGCTGTTAGAGAATAATATTTGGTGTGACGATTCCACCGTTGATTCCGTATTAAGTGCACTCTTAGGCAACTGGGGCAAACCAATGCCGCGAACAAATTATGCTCCAATGGCTTTGCAGTCTACAATTTTAGTTGGTAACCCAAATCTAACATTTAGTGGTGAACCTCACTTTAGACTAAAGGTTGACAATAAAACTATTGAATTTGGTTCTAATGGACTTGCAGAAGTAGCTGTTTCAAGTTCTAATGCAGGCGATTCCTATGTGGCACAATACTTTGGTTATGTTGACAATCATATCTCAGATGTAAATATTTCCTTTGGTCGTCTAACTTCCGTATTCGACAAAGGTTCTTTGATTGAGACTAAACAACTTAACTTGGGCGGTAGTGATAATGTCAATGTTTCAATTTATGACAATAAGGTTGTTGAGTTAACTCATGTTGGTGACAAAAATAACCAACCAACTCTAGGTCAAAGTGAGTTCCAAAAAATCAAAGACTATGTTAAGACTAAAGTCGGAGATATTGAAACATTAATCATAGACGATGCACTCACCAGCCAAATGTGGGCTCCTTATAGTGGTTCATCTTTAAGAAACATTGCACAAGGCATTGGACATGGGGTCAATCTTAAATTAGATTTCTCTTATTATCAATCTCAAGGGTATGGAAGTCAAGAAGAACGACTCTTTAGTCGTGTTGCTTCAGACGACAATCGCTCTAAATGGTATATTGGTAAAGCTATTCAAGTTGGAGACTCTAATGTTATGATAATGAAACCTACTGGATGGAACATTATTTATCGTTATAACACCAACACTATTATGGAATCTCAAGATTCTCTATAATAGACCAATGGGGAGACATCTTCCGTCTCCCCAAGTTTTACATATGTTTTTAATTCGTAAGAAAGGCAATCAATGGAACTATTAACAATGATTTCTTTGATATGTGGCATACTTGTGTTTGTCGGAAGTTTCATTGGCTTTGTTTTTAAAGTCATGATTATTTCCCCATTAAAAGTCTCTATTGACAACCTTAGCACAACTATTGCTGCTATCTTGAAAGACATTGAAACAGGTCGTGTTGACCGATACAACATGTCTATCAAACTTAGTGGAATGGAGTCCGATATTAAACATATCGGACAACGCATTGATGCCTTAGAGGAATATTCTCGGAGGTAATCAATGAACTCACTATTCGCAAAAGCTAGAGAATATTGGGATAAACTAAAGGAATCTCATGGGAATATTCACTCCTTACAATTCGTAAAATTTGTAATTACAACCAGTTTTATTCCGATATTTATTTATTTGATTGTATGGCTATATGCAATCTATGCAATGCACATCGGATTAAACGTGAATATTCTCGTGTCTCTCTTAACGGAGCTACGATTGTTCGTCTCCGTAATCTTCTCTACACAGACAGTCACAGGTTTGCTTGCTTATGGTGTTGCTTTAATTGACTCAGATGGTAATGGTGAGTCAGATGAATTAGATGCAAAAGCACACGCAAGGCAGTCACAACAAAATAATGTTATAACTAGTAATGAAATGGGTGATACGAAATGAGACAATTAACAAAAGACGAATTAATGGAGATGGCAACAAATGCACAAGGCTATATAGACCATATTTACTTACATTGGTCTGCTGGTAGATATAACCAAAGTCACACCGATAAATACCATATCTGCATCGACAAAGACGGCAACATGTATGCCGATGTTAACGACTTTACAGAACACCGAGACCATACCTATATGCGAAACGGTCGTGCAATCGGTATCTCATTAAACGGTTGTTTCGATGCCATTAGTCCGACAAACATGGGTACAGAACCACCGACTGAAAAACAAATCTATGCCCTAAGTTGGTTGGTGGCACTATTATGTGTTCAAATCGGTATTCCTTTAGACATTCAGCACGTAATGACACATGCGGAAGCCGCAGATAATAAAGACGGTATGGACTTATGTTATAACGACCCAACGCCATACCCAAACAATACTTATGGTCCAGACTCAACGTGCGAACGATGGGATTTATGGGTGTTGCGTGAGAACGAACAACCATGGTCTGGTGGAGACCAAATCCGTGGTAACGCACGATTCATAGCCAGCAATGAATGGGGTATCAGCCTATGAGATACCATATTGCAAAACCGCCATTATGGAAAACGGTTGGTACGGTTTTTTCGATATGTTTAATTGGTTTATTCGTGTGTGTGTATCTATTGTTTAGTGGCATACATACACACGAGAAACAATTGCAAGAAACAGAAGAAGAGCTACAAGTCACACGAATACAACTGCAAGTGACAAAGCGAGAGAGAGAGTCGTTAAAACAACAGATTTCAACATTAGAGAACCTTGAGTACGAGCGTGGCACACTTGTGCCACCGCCACCACAGGAGATACGATGAATGAAAATATTAGAACATATATTATGTCGAATCCAAAGCGTAACGGTATTATTATTCTTGGGATTATTCTTATGTGTGCCATCTGTATCTGGAGCTATATCAGAGCAGACAGTCACATTGACACAAAGCCAATACAACGTGCTAATGAAGAACTTCGACACGCTGGAGAATACAATAGACAGTCAGTTGAATACAATCAACGAATTAGAACAGCAGTTGAGCATAGCCAAGATGTCAACGAACGAGTCACAACAAGCGTTACTCGAAGCCTTGAAGCAACTCGAGGAACAGCGGCAGCTATTGATAGAAGCACAGAACTCGTTAAAGCAGCAAGAACAGATGCTGCAAGAGCAAAGGCTATCATTAGAGAAAGCAGAAATATACTTGAATCAGCAAAAAGAGATAATCAAGAAAGCACAACAACAGAACCGCAACAGTAAAATCTTAAATATTGTTCTTGGAACTGCCCTTGTGTATAAAATCGCCAAGGGTTAGCGGAGGTGGTCTTCTTCATCTCTCTAGCGGACAAGAGTGGATGTCCGATATTGTCTTTTTAGTATGTTAAATATTCTACATAATATAAATGGGGAGTATACCGTAATTGGTATACTCCCCATTTTTTGCGTTTTAAGCGTTATTTTGTTTTAATTCCAATGGCTTAACCTTTGTGATTGTGTCGCCACGCACTTGGATATAATATCCTGTGCCAATCTTAAGTTCAACCAAGTAGTTAGACCACATGACATATTTGTTACCTACGTGGTCGAATACATACGCCATAGGTTTGCCTGCCTTGGTTGTCTTTTGTTTGAAATCAGACACAATAATTGCCTTGACATCACGACCGTTTGCCAAATTTGTGTTATATCCCCTCAGAGGGTCTTCAAAAGTGCACCCAAGGTATTCATACCTAAGAGAGACCACAGGTACCTTAGAGCTCAAATTTGGGCGTTCTATGAGCATTATAGAATTATACTTGTCTGTCCATTCTTGGATTTTCTTTTCAATGTTCTGTTTCTTTTTGTCTAAAGACTTTAATTCCTTGTCAGAGAACAATCCATCGTTTGTATACATGATGTCTTCATGCTGTTGTAGTTTGGTTTGCCACTCATGTATTTTATCTAAGGCGTTTTTACGGTCTTTATCGTAAGACTTATACTCAGGTATTAATGCCATGAGTTCATGAGTATCACCCAAGAAATCTAATGCACCACTTCCGACTAAACCCTGTAATTGTAGCTTGGTGTACTTACTGAAGATGGCATCTATTGTGTATTCTTGTGGTTTTTCAATCTTATTGATACCTTTGATGTATGCAAGACCGACACGCACAGAACTATCTTCGACTGTCCACTGGCGGTCACTGTGGCGTAAATCAGGTGGTAATATCTTGATGCCCTTGCGTTGCATCTCTTGGATGTACGGCAAGATTTTCTCTTGATTGCCATCCTCGGAATTGATGGTTGCGACATAAAATTCCAACGGATAGTGAGCCTTTAAGTATGCCGTTATGTATGCCATATAGCCATAAGATTGACTGTGAGCCTTATTAAATCCATAGCTTGCGGCTGCAATAATCATGTCTAAAATTTGTTTCGCCACATCTTTATCTGTACCATTCGCAACCGCACGGTCAACAAATTCTGCCGTAATCTCTTGCATTAAATCGTGGTCTTTTTTACCAACCGCACGTCTTACCGTATCTGCTTCCGCCATTGAATATCCAGCAATAATCTGACACACACGCATAATTTGTTCTTGGAACACCATGATGCCATATGTTTCACCTAATGGTTCTTTTAATCGTTCATCTAAGTACTCAAACGGCTTACCATTACGGCGGTCAATATACTCATCTAGCATGCCTGTTAAAATACACGCTGGTCTATACAAGGCAACCACAGCGATTAAATCGACAAAGTTCTTTGGGGCAATACTTTTAAGAGTTCTTACCATTCCTTGTGATTTCATTTGGAATACTCCAAGTGTATCACCTTTACACAGCAAGTCTAACGTAGGTTTATCATCCCAAGGTAATTTTGCCAAGTCAAGACTGTTTTTGACACTAGCCATCGTTACACAATCATTGATTACATCCAAGGTTCTAAGACCAAGAATATCCTCTTTTAGAAAACCCATAGACTCTAAATGTTTAAAGTTTGTGGATGCCACAAAGGTTTCTTCTTTTGTTTGAGAATTTTTTTGCATCTCTAGTGAACAATACTTGGTAATATCTTGGTTTGAAACAATGACTGCCGATGCGTGTTTACCAAAGCCAGTCATAATACCGACCAGCTTCTTAGCGAGTTCAAACATTTCTTGATGTTTACCATCATTTATATAATCAAGTTTTGCATACTCAAGGTCGTTATCATGGAAATCTTCATCATCGTCAAAAGATACATCCTTGATTTTCTTTGAATAGGCATCTGCAATAGTATGGTCTACGCCTAGACATCGTGCAGCTTCTTTTAATGCTCCAGATGCTTTCATGTATGAAAATGTACGACATTGATAGACATATTTGTATTTTTCTTCAAGATATTGAATAACTTCTCCTCTGCGAGCCTTAGAGCAATCGTTATCAATCCTGCTTACCCTCTGTTTCCAGATATTTATTGGGGGAGTAGACTATCTCATCATCTTGTTAAAAACAAGAGCCTTGCACTTCCATTGGGGCAATATCCAATGTACTTCACTATTGTGAATAGTCGTTACACTTTATATGGAAACAACCAACTTTACGATACTTATGCATAGAAGTTAGTGAGCCACCATAAGTCGCATGAAAATATCTTGATGCTTCAAGACACGACTTAAAACTTTTTAACGGTGTATCACCTTTATATAATGTACACTCTCTAAAATTTCTGACAGGCGACATAGTCTTGTAAGATTTATACAAGTTTTCTTTTCTTGTTACCCATCTTAAATTAGAAACGTGATTATTTTTAATGTTATTGTCTATATGGTCTACCTCTGGCAAGTTATTCGGATTAGGAATAAAAGCCGTTGCGACCAGTCGGTGAACAGAAAAATGCTTATTTACATTATTTTTGCTCAACCGAACATACATATAATTGCTAGTAGTTGTTGGTGATTGAGAAATAAATCGTTTAAAATGATTGCTATATATGCGACCATCTTCATATACGATATAATTCTCATATCCTTTTATTGGTTTTGATTTCATATAACCTCTCTTTAGAGGTTGTTTCCATATCTTAGCACGGTATTATCTGCTATCTCATGTATCATATACACTAGACCGTAGACTCTCTTACGAAGCGTATTCGCCTGTGAATAAAGACTATAATTGTCATATAGCCAGTCTTATTTAACTTCTACCGTTAGCCGTCTATTGACGACACCGCTTTTGCCATAGCGTTCACAAGGTACTTAGCTATGTGTCACCACACGCTCGGACATTAAATCTATCCGCTGGAGATATACGGTTTGGGTTTGCAAACCGTTCAAAATATAAATCGTTTGTAATAGCATCGAGTTGAACAATATCCATCAAGTACGCACATTCACATCCGCCGCAGCTTCCACGTCCGTACCCAACTGGGATGTCACGCTTACGACAAGCATCGAGAATATCTTTGGTTATCAACAGATAATCCATATACCCAACCTGTTCCAGAATATCAATCTCGTGTAACACACGTTCGTCAACACGCTTTTTGAACTCTGGTGTCACCTGATTTAAAATCTTTTGTTTATACCCCTGTCTCAACGCATCTAAAAACACAGGTTTGACATCGCCATCTTTAACATACTTTGGATAGACATCCAAGTTGAAATCAACCTGTGTATTACATTTGTCAAAAATAACATTAGTATTCTCAACCATTGTTTCAACCATGTCAACGCCGAATTGTGGATACAGACGGTCGAATACCTGTGCTTCCGATTGTATAAAGAAGTCGTTTGAACCATAGTATTGGTCTTCATCATCATCTTGTGAACGACCACGGAAAGCCTTATGTAAAGCGTAATCTTCTTCATACACATAATGAGAGTCACAAGCGGCAATCAATGGTACATCATATTTTGCACCCATTTCTGCAACCATTGCATTAAAACGCTTTTGGTCTTCATGTTGATATGTATGGATTTCAAAATATAAGTCGTCACCAAAGATGTCTTTGAACTGCGGAATTAAAGACTCACGATTATCACCTTTTAACCATCCACCCATGCATGCCGATGTACAAATAAGACCCTCTGAATACTTGCGTATCATATCAAGGTCACATCTTGACTTGTAATAGTAATGTTTATGTGCTTCGCTGGTTAATTTGAACAAGTTTTCTAGTCCGACTTGATTTTTCGCAAGAAACAATATATGATTATATGACTTATCCTTGATGTGGACATCATATGTATAATATAACTCTGACCCCATCACAAGTTTTAAATCTGTGCCATGTTTCTTGTTGTATTTCTGTAGATGCACATATGTATCAATCAATCCTGAACAACCATTGTGGTCTGTGAGTGCAAACCCTCGCTGTCCAAGTTCGTGTACACGCTTAATGATGCCATCTACAGAACTGATTGCATCTTTCATCCCATAGTTTGAAAACTGTGAGTGCAGATGCAAGTGAATAAAGTTGTCTGCCATATTTTTACCTCCTGTTTGAAAACATTTTTATTCGTTATTGACATTATATCACAAGTGGTGTATAATTGCAAGTGAAGTTGATTGAACTTCAAAAGTATTTTTCCGAACGGAAAGGAACAAAAGCATATGGCAAAAGTAAACGAAAAAATCGTGGATGTTGTGACTCCTGTTGGTGAGTCTGTATTCTGTAAGATTAATGGTGTCGTTGACGACTACATGGGTCAAAACAAATATACCATTACAATTAAACTGGATGATGCAGATGCCAAAGCGTTACAACAACAGTTGATGGACATCTGGGAAAAATCCGAAACCCATAACTCTCGTGTAGACGAAGAAAAAGAGGTTGATAGACCTAAGTTCCCATTGACTAAATCCAAACAGTACGGATGGCAACTCAAAGCAACTACTAAGACTGAGTTTACTGACAAAAACGGTACAGTTCATGAGAACATCATCCAATTAGTCGATGGCAACAAAAAACCAATGGATACCAAAACACAAATTTGGAAAGGTTCTAAAGTTGCATTATGGTTGGGTGCAAGACCGTATGAAACACCAACAATGTACGGTGTGTCACTCAAACTCAAGGGTATTCAAATTATCGACTTAATCACAGGTGGCTCTGGTGGTGCGTTCGGTGGTTCTGCATCCGATAGTGTTCAATCCTTTGGTGGTTCTCCAATGTCAGAAACATTTGATAACTCTGAAGACATTCCATTCTAATTAAAACCAAATATTGATAACCAAAATCAACCCAAGTCAAATACGGCTTGGGTATTTTGGCGTTCAAACAATATGGTTCTTATGTATAAAATTTTGTGTAAAAGTGTGAGATTTATCCTTGACAAATTTAAACTTTTGTGATACCCTATCAAACCTATGTATTAATACATAAGAATATACTTGTGAATTAATACATCAGTATACTTTGGTATGAATACTCTTGATTTAAAACATTGGTCTTAATACATTGGTTGTTCATACCTTGGTTATTAAAACAATGGTCTTAATGCACAAGTTCCCCATACATATGTTTTCACTCTCTGTTTTTCTACATAAGGTTTTCATACAGTAGTGGAATACTTGTTTGGTAACATATGTATTCTCACTACGTTCGAATACATATGTTACACGACAAACCAAATGAATTGCTTCGCAATAATCGGCAAGCCGATTGTATTTTTCTTAGTCAGACAAAAACTTCCTTGACTTGGCAATACAGTTATGCTATAATGATGGTACAACAAGTCAGAAGCAAACCATTTAACCGACAGGAGGAACACTATGGCAACAGACTTTGAAAAACAAGAACCAAAGAAAAAAGCATGGACACTTGCCATGCAATACTTTAAAAAGTGTACCAAAAATGGTGCGTTCAAAAATAACAAACCAACATCTGAGTTCTTTAAGGTTCGTTCATTCTTTATGCAGATTGACGAAAACTCTATGTTGAAGTTACATAAATACATGAACTCGTTGGAATATAAAGAGATGTCTTTAACCGACTTGTTCATTAAGGCAAACGAGTTAAATGCAGTTCAATTCGCAAAAGCTAATACAAACACAACCGTTAGAGAACGTAAACAGTTTGACATTAAGAAATGGTTAGACGACAATGCGTAGAGTTAACCAACTAGGGTTCTTGGTTGTTAACAAAAAGAAACCAACGCCAAAGAGAAAAATTGAAGATATAAATGTGAACACATTCTTCACTAGACTCAATAGTCATAAATATTTATCCAAGCTAAAAACAACAAATAAAGAAGAAGTATTTCTCAAATTAGAATCTATTGCAGATACTCACAAGCCATTTGATTATCAGTTGGTCGGTAATGCACTCAGGGTCGTATTTGAAGAAGAAATAAGACCTTTTGCACGGAATTGGAATATCGAACATATTGGCTTTGGCTCATATCAAAGAGATAAGCGTTCATATTTGTTTATCTTTGACTACATGAAGAACGAGACGTTTATATTTATTATTCGCAAGCCACATCCAGAAACAGAGCTTGAGATATGGGAAATGTCAGATTTAAACTATTGGGGGTAATATGAAGATTGAAGACAATTTAAGATACTTTCATTTATTGTATTCACTGGATATACGAAAGAATCTAATAAAGTTGATGGAGCTGATTTATGAACATGGGTATCAAACAATACAACCAACAGATGATGGTTTATTGATTCTATCTAATGGAGAATACTTGACATCTCTTAGACATAAAGACTTTTGTTATCTTAGTGAAAAGTCTGCTATGACACATAAACAAATGCCTGTGTCTCAATTTATCAATAAACGTAGAGCAACCATCAAAGGTTCTTTTGATAATGCTGATGAGATTGTCCGTAGTATTGAAACATCGTATCAACAACTATTGAGTGTGTTGGAGCATGTGGAAAATCCATATAGTCCATTTGAGGAGTTATATCTAGTTGACCGTGAACGAGTGGTTCGCAACTGTTCGGTTACCCCAAAATTCATTACACACGTTGAACCGATTAGTGAGTATCTACCGCTTATAGAAGTCAGAGACAACAAGCCTGTCCCTGTAAGAGAACTGGTTAACACATTATACTTGCTAAAGTGTTGTTTTGATGATACAATAGATTATGAGATGAATACATTGATTAAAAAACTACAGGAGGAATATAATTGGTATGAACACAATCTCAACACTACGATATAAGATAGATATACAAGAACTCGTGGAAGAATACACCACGTTATCACGAAACGGTGGTAAAGTGCCACGAGGAACATGTCCTATTTGTCATGGGGATAACCCAACAGAGTTCTGTATCTTAGGTGACCGATACTATTGTCACCGATGTGGTTCATCTGGTGATGCCATCGGTTTTTATGCCGAAGTAGAGGGTCTACCATTCTATCAAGCGGTTGAAGCCTTGGCAGAAAAGTACGAGGTATCAACAGACGACCCAACATACCAAAAGCAGAAAAGCATCGTAGGTCAAAACACTAAGGTTGCCATGAAGTATCACAAAGCCGTTGATGCCGTTCGTGAATACATGAATATCAAGCGTGGTATCAATGATGCAGTCCTAGACGAGTTCTTGATTGGCTATGATGCTGGTGGTTTCTTGGGTGTGCAATCTTCTGGGATTGTAATCCCAATTCAAGATGCCTATGGTCGTATCGTTGGGTTTTCCAAGAGACGACTTGAAGAGACCAACGAACCAAAATATAAAAACACAAGAGAAGACGATGTATTTATTAAACGACAACTACTGTTTAATTATCATCGTGCCATCAAGATGTTAAAACCAAACGGTGTACTGCATGTTGCCGAGGGTTATCTCGATGTTATGTCAGCACATCAACAAGGTGTACCATGTGTTGGGTATCTTGGTGGTCGCTTGACTAAAGACCAAATCGGTCTACTCTGGGAGTTACAAAAGCGATACAATGGAGATATTACATTCGCATTGGCTGTTGATAATCCAGAGTGCGATGCCACAGGTCGTAAGGCATTGTTAAAGACACGAGAAGACATCAATAAGTACGCACCAGGATTAAATGTGCGTGTTGTTAAATATCCAAGTACTAGTAACGGAAGTGAGGAATAATTATGTTAGTATGTAAAGTTGAAAACTTGTTTGGAGAAAACGATTATTGCTGTGGTAGAATGGCAGAACATGTTATTACTGTTGGAGAGACCAATTATCTACCTCTGAGTGCTGTTAAAAGACTTGGTTTTATATATGATACAGAAGACATTGAAGAGGTAGAATACGAAGAACCTGCTAAGGTCACAAAAAATACAACGCTGGCTGTTGCTTTTGAAGACTTGTTTGTAGACGACTCTTATGATAAAACATGGGATAAGATGGCTGTGGGAAAAGATGGTGTTAAATACTTGACATTAGACACACTTAGAGAAACATCTTTTGTTATTATGCCTTGTGATTTACAGGAGGTTGAGTTCTAATGAATGTATTGATTGCATGCGAAGAGTCTCAAACCGTTTGTGCAGCCTTTAGAAAACTTGGGTTTAACGCCTATAGCTGTGACTTGGTTGAGTGCTCTGGTGGACATCCAGAGTGGCATATCCAAGATGATGCCTTACAAGTAATCAAGCGTAAAGGCGGTGTGACACAAAGCGGTAATCTTGTGCTTGTCGATAAATGGCATCTCATGATTGCACATCCGCCATGCACATACTTGACATCTAGTGGTGCAAAATGGTATTATCATCCTGAGGATAAACATCTTCCGATTGAACAACGTAGACCACATCCAAAGTTCCCAAATCGCAAGAAAGACCAAGAAGATGGTGCAAACTTCTTTATGGCTATGATGGATGCAAACATTGATTATATTGCAGTAGAAAACCCTGTTGGTGTTATGTCAACGAGATACCGTAAGCCAGACCAAATCGTGCAACCGTTTATGTTTGGCGACCAAGCACGAAAAACAACGTGTTTGTGGCTCAAGGGGTTGCCCCTTTTGCAACCAACGAATGTCGTGGACGAGGGTGAGACTTTGACTTTCAAAAGTGGCAAGCGTATGCAAAAGTGGATTTCAGATGCCTTAACCGAAACAAAATCTGCTGAAGAACGCAGACGGTTACGCTCTAAGACATTTCAGGGTATGGCAGATGCGATGGCTAAACAATGGGGTGACTTTTTATTACAACAGGAGAAAATAAATGAAAAATCTAATTGAACAACACCCAGTATTTGCATTTCGTGTAATCTATTGGACACTATATGTGGTTTTGTTATTGGTATTAAACATGCAACAACCAACGCTAATTGCATTAACAATTGGCATCTTTGGCATTTTAAGTGTATGCCGAATGGTGACTGCGTTGGTTGCCATGGTGTTGGTTAAATACAAGGATTACGACTTACAGGTTACACCACATAGTCTACTGGAGATTAACGATAAGTACATTGGTTAATTTATTACAGGAGAAAAATCATGAAATATACAAATGGAAATGCCAATATTTGGCTTGACTTAAGAGATGGCACACGCATTATCGAATATCCAGATAACGAACCATTGACACTACAGACACCACTCAATATTGATATTCGTGTATCTACACAATGTCCATATGGTTATAACGTGGAAACGCAGAAATCTACTTGTGCATTTTGTCACGAATCTGCATTGGTTAGCGGAGTAGAATGTCACTATGATATTCTACAACAGGTGTTAATCGATGCAGAACTCCCAAGAGGAACTGAGATTGCATTGGGTGTCAATGAAGTGACACCAGATTTAATCCAATTCGTTAAGAACTTATGGAAACTTGGGTTGGTTGTAAACATTACAATGAACGAGCGTTATATTACAGAATTTGGCGACACAGGGTTAAAACAAATGTTGCCCTATGTGTTTGGTCTTGGCATCTCATATCGCTCGTTACAGGGGTGTTTATCGCTACCAGATTGGATTGCTGATTATCCACACACGGTTATTCATGTAATCAACGGTATTGACAACTTTGACGATGTAAAAGAACTGGGTATCAAATACCGCAAGTTATTGGTCTTGGGTGAAAAAGACTTTGGATTCAACCGTGGTAAGGTCAACTTGGACACGCCACAACACAAACAATGGAAATCCAATATTATGCAATTGACAAAAATCTTTGACATTGTGTCTTTTGATAATTTGGGGTTGCAACAATTAGAAATCCGTGGTAAAATTACAGATGAAGAATACAAATCGTTTTACCAAGGCGAACATTCCATGTACATCAATGCGGTAGAACAATACTTTGCTCCATCTAGTCGTACACGGAATAACATTAAGCACTTTGGTGAAACCGATTTACGTTCGTATTTTCAATGTTGCGAAGCACAGGAGGTGTCGCATGATACTTATTAGAACAGGCGTATTTGAAACCAACAGTTCATCCGCACATTCTCTTGCGTATGGCACAGAATATATCTTGCGTGGTTCTCGTTGGTATCAACCAACAGAAGAACACGACTTTAGTAATCCAATGTATCGCTTGGATACGGTACCAGATAATTACCGTGGATACACATTCTATGAATGGCTTGGTGAATTCGGTTGGAGCGGTAAATATTTACGCACACCACAAGAAAAGTTTTCGTATCTGTTGACACAAATGGCAGATACATCGGAAAAACTGCATGAGTCAACCGATTATGAAACCATAAAAGAAATGGTTGAAGACATTGGTTGTGAAATCGTTCGATGTAACGACCAAGATGGTTATGTTGACCATGAAAGTTACGGTATTGTTAAACCATCGTTATTTAAGTCTAAAAAAGACTTGATTACGTATCTTTTTAATGATAACATTAGAGTATACATTGAAAATGACAATGACGAATACCAAGAGTGGTATACAGGAGAACGTACTAATGGCTACTAATGTGTATATTGTCGTAATGGTTGATGATTATTTAACCGACCGTACATACGACAGTCCAGAGTATATGTATTATACCTTAGATGAGGCAGTTGCTAAGCTAACAGAGTTATACCTTAAAGACGACCATGAATGGTTTATCGACTGTTATGAACGATTGGATAACGGTCGTTTAATTCTCAATGATACACTCTGGAGTAGAGACTTATGTTAAAAACACAATTAATTACCAAAATCCCATTGGAAGCACCTGTGAACCAATGTCAGGGTTTCTGTTACGACACCAAGCGTAATAAATTCGTTATCGCAACCATTTCAAGCGACAATCAAACACAAGATATTATGCGTGTGTGTACCGATTGTGGCACGGTCGTGTATAAGAAACGGTTTAACGATAAGCCACGCTTGGGTCATATGAACACGTTATCATATCGTGACGACCTAGATATTATCTATACGACAAATGCAACCGTTGATGGTTTTTTGTTGACGGTACTCAATGCAGAAACATTTGAAGTTCAGGAAACCATTAAGATGCCACACAAGGTATTTAACGTGGCTTACGACTCATTCTATAAGACATTCACATCCATTCGACCATTCAAGAAAAACATGCGTTTAATTCAAGAATATACATGTGATTACTTGGATGCAAAACCGAAGTTTTCTCATGAATATCAACTTGATTGTTTCAACGAAGATATTAATAACAATGGTGCGTTATCCCAAGGTCAACTGCTTGTGTTTACAAATATGACACATTTGTTGGTATACAATCGTTTTACAAAGGAGATGGACACATATGAAATCCCAAAAGACATTGAGCCAGAAGATTTTGACTTTGTTGGAGACGAATTATACTGTGCCGTCTATCGACCAAAACATCAAGTTGAAATCCACAAAGTCATTGAACCACAATTTGTACGTTGACGAACCACATTTAGATATGATACAATGGGTTACACGAGCGTTTACCACAAATGTTCGCAAGAGTCTTGATACGGCATTTCTGCTATATTTGGCATCGAATTATACCGAAGAAGAATTGCGTAAACTGCCTGTGAGTGCCATCTCTCACTTGGTCGATGTTCGGTTTATTCGAGATGTTGATGGTGGTATTGGTTATGAGATACGACCAAGGTTAAAAACCGTTAAAATATAACACAGGAGGTCTACATGAAATTCATTGATTTATTCGCTGGCATCGGCGGTTTTCACTCTGGCTTAACCAAAGCTGGTATGGAGTGCGTTGGTTGGTGCGAACAAGATAAATACGCACAAGCATCATACCGTGCGTTATACCCAACGGATAATCTTTGGTTTTCACCAGATATTCGTGCATTAAACGGTACAGAGATGCCGTATGCAGACCTGTGGGCGTTCGGTTTCCCCTGCCAGTCGGTGTCAATCGCTGGTTTAAAACATGGGATGGAAAACACACGAAGCGGTTTATTCTACGAGGTCACGAGGTTATTGAATGAAACAAAACATAAACCCAAGTGGTTGTTCATTGAAAATGTTAAAAACTTATTATCCATCGACAATGGATGGGGGTTCTATGGCGTATTGTCTGAAATGGACAAAGCAGGGTACGATGTGTTCTGGCGTGTGTACAACACAAAAGACTTTGGACTACCACAAAACCGTGAAAGGGTGTTCATTATTGGACATCTTGGAAACGGATGTACCGAAGACATTCTATACCGACCCAACCAAAGCGAACAATCTATTGTTCAAGTCGGAAATATAATTCACACAACATCTTTTGGTGGCAATCCACAACGAGGTCGCATATATTCACCAGACGGTTTATCACCAACTCTGACCTGTGTCAAGGGCGGTGGTATTGAACCAAAGATTCTATTAAGTAAAAACCCCAATGTAATACGCAAGTTGACCCCTAGGGAGTTCTGGCGATTACAAGGATTTACAGACCAACAGTTTGATACCTGTGCAAAGATACAATCTAACGCACAATTGTATAAACAAGCTGGTAATTCCGTGTCTATTCCAATTGTTTACGAACTTGTGAAGAAGATTATTGAACACCACAGGAGGTTACATGGTAATGAATAAATTTATTGATAATTGTCAACAAGTAGTTATTCGGTCTTTATTATTTCCGATGGCTGCATTTACATCAACGACAGCACGAATACAATATATCAGCGAGGTATTTAATTCCTTAAATATTGTTTGGTTCTCAAAAACATTGAAAAACCACAAAGCATTGGTTATGTCAACACATGAAGATTACGACCATATATATTGGGAAGTAACATTTAATGGTGAAACCAATGAATATTATGTCGATGAATACCATAAGAAATCCAATACCGTAATTACGCTATCGGAGGACTAATGGAAAAACAATGTAAAGATTATAACGACTTGTTAGTCCAGAATGTTGACATTGGCTCACTTGAGACCGAACCGCTAGATATTACTTGTTTAAATGTTCTACTTGAAGAATATCCAAGGAAAGAAGACCAATATAAAAAAGCATCTCGGTTCTGCAAGTCAGTCAACGACAAAATGGTGCTTGCTGATATTGCAACCATGCTGGCAAAACGATGGGATAGAACCATTGAGGATGTCAAAAATTATCTCGATGTGACCGCATCAAATAGTGAAGAACTTTGGGAAAAAGTCCATGGTTTTAAAGACTCGTTTGAAGACATGAAGACATTCATCGGTCAAGAGGGAGTTCCCCTTGGATTCCCATCCTTGGATTTTGCTATTAATGGTGTTAAACGTAGGGAAATTGTGTTGCTTGGTGCGTATACCAACCAAGGTAAATCATTCTTTGCAGCCAAGGTTGCCGCACATCGGTTGATGGACTCAAAGGATAATGTCTTAATTTTCTCATTGGAGATGCCACGAGGTCAATTCTTAGCTGAAATTGTCAAGGAAATTCTTGAGGTTGAAGAAGACGAGTTATTCGAGATGTTGCAAACAGAACAGGGTATTGAGATATACTCTCAAGTAGCATCTGTATTGGACAAGCGTGTACGCTTTGTTGACGAACCGAATAAGACCATTGAAGACCTTGAGAAGATTACCGAAGCGTGTTATGCTAATGATTTCCCTGTGGATTTTGTTATATTTGACCATTTCCACTTGATACCTGACATTGACGACATTCCTGTGTTGTCGAAAAATGCAAACAAAATGAAAGAATACGTTAAGAAATTTAATTTGATTTTGTTTATGCTTTGTCAGTTTAACGAGGAGTCTCAAAACACCTTTGGTAAAGAAAAAAGTAAGAAACCATATGAACCAATCTTGAGATACATCAAAGGTTCTAATGCACTTAAAGCTATCGCAGATATTATTCTGTTGTTGTGGCGACCGTATATGACTGACACGCAACTTGATTTTGACGAGCGTGAGAAAATCAAGAACCATACATATGTTAAAATTGGTAAAACTCGCAGAAAACTACGAGGACCAGCAAACATCTTCCAATTCAAGTATGACGATAAAACATCTCATTTAACAGAGATAAATTATTTCTCATAAAAACACAAATTAATACTTGACATATACGACTGCAAGTGTTATCATAATAGTGTACCAAGGGTTGTGTTCCTCCTTGGTGCACCTCCTTTCTTAACATAGTCAACGGAGTCACATCCGTTGACACACATGGGTCGTTGCAGGATGCAATCAGTACACTTGAGCTTGGGTTCGATTCCCAAGAGACCCAAATAGCATACGGTGCTGACTACCGTGTCAAAAGTGTGGCGTTACATGTGACGAGAAAACATGTCAGAGACAACTGTAAACCATCACCAAAGATGTAAAAGATAAGTCGCTTTATTGATGTGCGACAAACAAACATCAAAAACAAGTTTCTGAGAGCCTTGGTAAAACTCACAGGGGTGTGTAATCTCATAATTACACCGTCAGATAAGACGATAACATCATATGTAAAAATGTAGAGTATGCTCTATATTTACCGCCGTCATTGTGAAGACGTTAAAACTCACTTGAACCTGTCAAGTTACAACAGGTACGCTATAGCATCTACCGCCGATGAGTATAGACGTATACAAACATAAGACATCGAGATTGCAATCTTTCGGTGGTCGAATGATACAACAAGGATTGTATGGCGGTAGACACGGATGGTTGTCAGAGTGGGTTATTGAGTCTCTTTGCTAAAGAGATGTCGTTCATTAAAACGACCACAGGTTCAAATCCTGTACCATCCTCCATTTATTCTTGGGTAGTTCAACGGTAGAGCATCTGGCTGTTAACCAGAGAGTTGCAAGTTCGAGTCTTGCCCCAAGAGCCATGTCGTTGTAGTCAAGATGGATAAAGACAACAGACTGTAAATCTGTCGCTTATAGCTTCGGAGGTTCGAATCCTCCCAACGGCACCACATAGAGATATGGTGTAATGGTAACACAGCAGAATTTGACTCTGCAATTCTAAGTTCAACTCTTAGTATCTCTTCCATTAAATCCATCTCACATAGCTAATGGGGTGGTCGGTATGAGCTGGCTTGCCGTTAGAGAGAGAATGGATGTACACTGTTTTCTCAGCCGACTCACATGGAAAGTTGGCAGAGTCTGGTTTAATGCGACAGTCTTGAAAACTGTTGAACAGAAATGTTCCGTGGGTTCAAATCCCACACTTTCCTCCAGAGCCAGATACATATGGTACGCCATTGTATCACCGAATAGATTACTTAAGGGTTTTCTATTCGGATGGCATACATCGTATGTCTTGGGTAATAGTCCAAGAGATACGCATGATTTTTCCTCCTGACTGACTTGGGGTAAAACCCAAGTCGTTCATGCACCTATAGCTTAATGAAAAGCAACGATTCTATCATCTTCTCGTGATGCAAGTTCAAATCTTGCTAGGTGCACACAACTACTACTGTTGCGTACGCAATAGCGTCAAGCAAAAGACGAAAACATTTTGCAATCCTCTACAAACCATCATCTTAATCTTTAGTGTTCACACTGGCACGTTAAATCTAGTGTACTCCTTTAAAAGACCCAAGCGTTTTACCTCCTTTCACGCTTGGGTCTTTTTCTTATGCAAAAAACTGTTGACAAACATAGATAGATACTGTATAATAAATATATACGAAAGCAGGTGAATACATGAAAGAAAATTCATTCTTGTGTCCTGACGGCAAAACCATACTTGTGAAAGATTGTATGAAAGAATGTCGTATGGGGCAACGATGTCTTGCTAAACCACTATTGGTAAACGCAAGTCGTCTCAGGAACTTAAATAGAGACCACTTCTCAGTCACAGAGGTGTTGTCTCCAACATTATATATGTATCTAAAGGCAAACAATCCAGAGACAATCAATCCATTCTCCTCGATTGCTGCGACAGTCGGTACAAGCATGCATGGTATTCTTGAGAATTGTCTACCCCAGAATTACGCAGGCGAGTTTCGGTTGAATTATCAGGGTCTCACAGGTCAGATGGACTGTATTGACTTGGAGCACCACACCTTGTATGATTACAAAGTCGTTGGTGCATACAAGTGTGCGACAATGATGGGTGGTAGACCTTTGTGGCGACCATATACAATCACTCGTGGTAAACGCAAGGGTGAAACCGAGATGAGACAACAATGGGTATATGATGGGTTACATCATTATGGCGATTACTGTAAACAGCAAAATCTGTATCGTATACTATTGGGGAAACATGGCATACCAGTTAACGACATGTTTTTACAAGTGATTATTAAAGAGCCAATCAATACGATTAAAACATTTAATCTGGATAAACAATGCTACTTGATACAACTGCCTAAGATGAATGACAAACGGTTGCTTGATTATGCGTTATACAAGAAAGATGCCTTAGTAAATGCCATCGCTAAGCAAGAACTACCAAGAGAATGTTCTACGAAAGACCGATGGGTGTCCAAGACATATCCAATGGGTCGTAAATGTAAAGACTACTGCTCGGTGGCATACTGCTGTCCATACTATCAAGAAAGGATTAAGAAATAATGTTAAACATAAAAACTCAAGAGTTTCGTACTGTTGACCGTTACCGAGTTACCGCAATTCATCGACAATCGAGAACAGCGTTTGTTAACGACTTGCGTGTCGGTGACGAGTTTTACATCTGCACGAAACTCCATGGGGAACGAAGTCAAGCAGGCTATCTCGCACCACGAGTGAGACTGTATTTCCCAGACAAAAAGAAACATACAAAATATATCACACAAGAGCGTTTACAGAAAATTTTTAGTTTTAACTTCGATGCAGAGCCTGTAAACGCAGACGTGTCGGATGCGGAGGTAGTCGAATGATATTAATTGGTCGTGCTGGTGTTGGTAAAGATACTGTTGCTGAAATGTTTGGTGACATTCCACAATATGCATATGCAGATGCCATTAAAGAGATGGTCTCCATTGTTCAATCAGAGGGTGTAGATGCAGGTATGAAATATTTATCAGACCTAAGTGGATATTCAATCGAAGAATTACAAGGTATTCTACCTGTGGTACAAACGATTGAGAAAACAGTCTTAGAGGGCAAACAGCGAAAGCATCTGCAAGCACTTGGTAATGGATTACGAGCTTTATTTAAAGACTTTTGGATTGTTGTCTTAAAGAATCAACTATTGATAGATAAGCCAAACAGATATATCGTGACTGATTGTCGTTATCAAAACGAACTTGACATGTTAAAAGAGTTGGATGTTGGAGACCCATCGTTTAATGTCTCAATCTTCATCTCAGCGAACAAAAAAGAGCGTATTAAGAGAATGAAGAAAAGAGATGGCTCGTGCGATGAAACACGGCTTAATGATGTGTCGGAGACGTCTGTTGATGAACTTAAGAGTCAATGTGACTTTATGATTAACAATTCTAAGGACTTAAACCATTTAAACGCACAAGTTGACAAAATCAAAAACATAATCGGAGAATAGACTATGGTAAAAGAATTACACATGATTGCGATTATTGATTATAGAATGAATGAACTTAAGGCGGAAGTTCGCAGACGAATGTTAGAATCTGACCTATCCAAGCAAGAAGCCGTTCATCTCGTGGACAAGGCTTGCGATGATATTACAGATGCATTATGTCGATTGTACGATAAAGCGGAGGTTTAATACTTGAAATTAATCTATGAAGCAACGGTAATGGGTGAACCTGTTCCACAGGGTCGTCCACGCCTATGTGGACGAGGTCGTTTCGTAAGAGCATACGACCCTCCGAAGTCTAAGGCTTACAAACAACTGATTAAAGACTCTATACAGCATCCCAAAGATGTAACGGAAGTTCCATTATTGTTTGAACTTGATATTTACCGAAAGATACCATCTGGTGGTCGCAAGAAAGACCGTGAAGATATGAAATCAGGCTTAATTCTACCGACTAAGAAACCAGATGTTGATAACGTATTAAAAGGTGTCATGGATGCCCTGAGTGGTATCGTGTGGCACGATGATAATCAGGTGTGTGATGTAATCTGTAGAAAACGCTATAGCGAGCATCCACGCATTGAGTTTAAAGTTTACGACATTACACCATAACAGGAGACTACATTATGCTACAAGACAAACTAATTAATACAGATGGATTAAATAAACTTTGGGGAGAACAACTGTTGTGGTTCAACGGTCAATCTTATTGTTTAACCTCCACAGACTCACCATCTTGTGAAGACATCCGTAAATTACATCCGCATTGGCTTGTGTATTTTACTTGCGGTGTAGACGAGGGAACCATCTTGTTAA